ATTCTAAATATTAAAGACGCTGCTTCTGTAGCTGGTTCAGATTACGGAACATTCTCGTTACAGGTTAGGTCAGTCAATATTGGTAATTCTGATAAAACAAGACCTAACAATGATGACATAATGGAACAATTTGATGGTTTATCAATGGATCCTGACAATCCAAATTATTTCGTAAGAGTGATTGGTGATAGTTTTGTAGAGATTGATTCATCTGGTGTGTTATCATTTAATGGAGATTATCCAAATAGTAGTAAACATATTAGAGTTGGTGACTTCTCTGGTTCAACTGATTTCCCAAAGACATTAGTACCTATGGGATTTGGAGCAGTAAACAATACAATACCAGGTGGAACTAACGTACCTACTGCATCTTTCAAAACAAATCAAAGTAGTTCTGTGGCTGATTTTGACCAAAATGTTTTCTATGGATATAATTTCTCAGATACAGATAATCAACAATATCTTGCACCAGTACCAGCAACCGCTACGGTTGGTTCAAACGTATCAATGAGTTTAGAAAATATGTTTGGTTCCGATGGGGCTTCTGTATTGTCTGATACTTTTGCTAATCAAACAACTTTGATTTCATTAACAAATTCAGCGATTGGTCAAAGAAAGTTTACTATACCATTCCAATTTGGTTTTGATGGTGATAATCCAGCTAATCCTAAGTCAACAGGCGCAGGAATTACAACTGCAAACCAACAGGGATTTGACCACACCAATTCCGCATCAAGTGGTTCGGTAGCTTACAAAAGAGCAATCAATAGTATATCTAATCCTGAGGAGTATGATATCAACTTATTAGCAATACCTGGTGTTAATCACAGATTACACTCAACAACTACAAATCACGCAATTGATAAGATTGAGGATAGGTCAGATGCTTTATTTGTGATGGACGCTTCATCCGCTAATGATACGATAGCGCAGGTCACAAATACGGTAAAAACATTAGATTCAAATTATGTGGCTACTTACTATCCGTGGGTAAAGATACAGGATAGAAATACAGCAAAGCCTGTGTTCGTACCACCATCAGTAATGTTGCCTGGTGTTATAGCGTTTAACGACCAAGTAGCATTTGAATGGTTTGCACCCGCTGGACTAAACAGAGGTGGTCTAACCGACGCATTGGAAGCTAAGACCAGATTGACCCACGCAAACAGAGACGAACTCTATGAAGCTAGGGTTAATCCAATCGCAACATTTCCTGGTCAGGGAGTTGTGGTGTTTGGACAAAAGACATTACAGGCCAGACCATCAGCGTTGGATAGGGTAAACGTAAGAAGACTATTAATCGCATTGAAGAAGTTTATCGCAAGTTCTTCCAGATTCTTAGTGTTTGAACAAAATACTGTGGCGACTAGAAATAGATTCTTATCTATAGTGAATCCATTCTTAGAAGATGTTCAACAAAATAGTGGATTGAGTGCGTTTAGAGTTGTTATGGATGAATCAAATAACACACCTGATGAGATTGATAGAAATCGTCTTATCGGACAGATATTTATTCAACCAACTAGAACCGCTGAGTTCATAGTATTGGACTTCGTAGTACAACCTACAGGCGCTACGTTTCCTGAATAAGTTTAACTTATAATCATACATCAAACCCCGTGTATATCGCGGGGTTTTTTGTTTCTAATAAAACTTCTAAAAAACTTTGAATAACAAAATGCGATATTTTTTAATTATTTGATATTTATATACGATGAAAAAATTATAAGATTTTGGAGAAACTTAATGCCAGATTTACTAGACCCATCAGAGATTATGTTCACACCCTTTGAACCTAAGACTAAAAATAGGTTCATTATGTTCATTGAGGGTATACCAGCATATCTCATCAAAACTATGAACAGACCACAACTTCAGTTCGACGAAATAGTTTTAGACCATATTAATGTTAAAAGATATGTCAAAGGTAAAGCTGCGTGGCAGCCGATTGACATTACATTATATGACCCCGTAGTTCCAAGTGGTGCACAGGCGGTCATTGAGTGGATAAGATTAGGACATGAGTCTGTTACTGGTAGAGATGGGTACTCAGATTTTTATAAAAAAGACGTTACGTTTAATGTGTTAGGGCCTGTCGGTGATTTGGTTGAGGAATGGACACTAAAGGGAGCTTATATTGAAAATGCTAACTTTGGTGATTTATCCTTTGCTGATAGTGAGCCAGTAGAAATATCCTTAACACTTAAATACGATTACGCAATCTTACAATTCTAAGGAGAATAAAATGACTGAATGGTTAGCAGCAAATTGGGAATATGCGTTGATAGTAATTTACGCTTTGGAAAAGATAGTAAAACTTACTCCAACAAAATATGATGATATCGTTTTTGATATGATTCTTAAACCAATTAAGGAAAAATTCGCACCATCAAAATAATTTTTTATTTACTGAATTAAGTTTATATATATTAATAAGTTATAGAAAGATAAAACATGAGCGATTACAAATTCCCTACGGAAGTTGTGGATTTACCATCCAAAGGATATTTTTATCCTGAGAGTAATCCATTGTCTTCTGGTAAAGTTGAAATGAAATATATGACTGCGCGTGAGGAGGACATATTAACTTCTCCGAACCTATTGAAGAGCGGTTTGGTATTGGATAAACTATTAGAATCATTGATTATTGATAAGAAAATAAATTGTGATGATTTATTGATTGGTGATAAAAATGGTTTGATTATAGCAGCTAGAATCTTAGCCTATGGTAAAGACTATGCCTTTGAGTACACCGATGATGATGGAACGGTCAGACAATCAACCTATGATTTAACAACTGCTAAGGATAAAAAAATTGATTTCAATAAGATGGAAAAGGGTAGAAATGAATTTTCATTCGAACTACCTAATTCTAACAGAATCTTAACTTTCAAACTTTTAAATCAAAAAGATGAATACGACATACAATCAGAGATTAAAGCACGAAAAAAGATGTCGGATGGTTCAATACAATATGAGTTAACAACTCGTTTGAAAAAAATGATATTATCTGTTGATGGTAAAAGCGATAAGGCTACTATAAATAGTTTTGTTGATAATGAATTTTTATCAATCGACTCATTGGAATTCAGAAATTATGTTCAATCACTTATGCCTGATGTTGAGATGTTAACCACTATTAAGTTCTCAAGTGGGGAAGAGAGTGAGGTGTCCGTCCCAATGACGGTAGGGTTTTTTTGGCCTTCGAGCACAAGATAAACCTAAACTACACGAGGAGATATTCCAACTAATTTATTATGGTAAGGGTGGATTCACATTTAAGGACACTTACAACTTACCTATCTACTTAAGAAAATTCTATATACAACGTCTCAACAAAGAATATAAGGATGAGGCTGAGACAATCAAAAAAGAGCAAAACAAAAACAAACAAGCTCTACCCAAATTAAATATCCCAAAAGCAAAGAGATAATTTTTTATAATTTTATATTTATTAATGAATCGTTACATTCATTAGGAGATTTAAATGTCGAACTATAAAAAAATCAATGAAGGAATCGTCGATAAATTTATCGAAAAAGTTTTTTCAATAGCAGCTAAAGGCAAGTCTAATAAAGTTTTAAAGGACTTATCAAAAAA